CTGCCTTAATTCTTCTTTGAATTTCTGCGTCAACATCGCCCTCAGTGATTGTTTTTTGTACTGTAATATATTCTTGAATAATAGTTTTCTTAGTTTCGTCTGGAAGGTTTTCCCATTGATCCCATAGGGGAAGAAGTCCGTCTAAGTTAACCCCTCCAATTTCCTTCATTTCCATTAATGCTGTTTTTGTTATTGGCGTATCTATCTTTTCTACTTCTTCTAATGCCTCTTGTAAATCTGCAAGATTTGCTAATGCATTTTCTGAAGAGAAGAATGCTTCAATGTTAACTTCCTTGCCAGCCATCTTCTGAACCAAGGCGATTGCCGAAGCAGTCTTTTCAAACTCCTGTGGATTCTTTTTTAGAACATCTACAAGAATTTTTTTCGCTACGTCATTTTCTACTCCACCAAGACTATTTATTAATTGTGTTACTGCTCCTGGATCATGTTTTGTTAGTGCTAAATCTAAATTTTTCTCTAGTCCCTTTTCGTCATCACCAAATATTTCTATGAGTCTTTCTCCAGATTCAGGACTAAGATCTCCTCCAGCAACAACTGTTTTAATCTTTACTTCAATTTCTTCTGAATCTAAATCTTTTGCTTTTTGTAAAAATGTTTTTGCAAAAGGATTTCCCTCATACTTAGTATTTACTTGAGAATCTAATGAATTTAAAAATGCGTCTTTTGTAAACATATTTTTTGAAGCAGTTCTAAATGCCTTAATCTGATCATTTAAAAGTGCCCTATTCTTTTCTCTTAATGCATCAAGTCCTGACTGCTTACGACCTTCAAGAGTTAGTATTTCATCATCTATCTTTTTTTGTTTTGCTTTATCTGCAGTTGCTGCTTTTTGTGCTTGTAATTTTTTGATTTCAGTATCATATTGTTTTGATAAAGAGTCTTGTTGCGCTAAGTTTAGTTCTAGGTTATTAGCATTAATTGCTGCTATCTGTGCTGCTGACTTTTCTGCATCAGTCTCAGTAAATGCAGGTAGTGCTATTTCGTCCCATGCTTTTTTAGGTAATAATCTTTTATACCTTTCACCAACAGACTCTTCGGTACTTTGCAAAGACTTATCTATTTCTTTAGATAGATTTTTAGTTGCCCCAGTTGATACTGATCTTTGTTCTTGAACTAAGTTCATTCTAACATTTAGTGGATCTTTAGTTAAGTCTTGTCCTTCTGGTCCTATGAGATCTAGTAGTTGTCCGCTAATTTGTGATATCAATGTTGTATTGTTTAATTCAATACCGATTTGTGAAGCGACGCTATGTGCTTGCTCTGCAGTCATAACTCCATCAGAGACATATGCTGCTAATTGAACTGATATTGCCTTAACGGCATCTATTCCTCCAGCAGTCATATTTTGTTTAAATGATTCAAATATTGACTTACCAACTTCGCTTTCTATAAATGTTTCACCAAACTGTTGCTTACCTCTTTCAAAACCAGTAGTATATCTATCTGCAGCACCAGCCTGTCTCTTTCTTGCATAAATCTCACTAGCACCTACAGTATTAGTTAACTGTCCTATTTGTGCCATCTTTTCTGTAGTTGCTGAAATTGAGTCAACATACTTAGACTGTGATTCTGCTGCCTTCTTTGCTGCCCTGTCAGTTAATAAAAATGCTCCAGCAGCAGCAGTTAATCCAGTAATAGCCCATCCAAGAGGACCCATTCCAGCAAGCATAGGGGCCATTCCAGCAACTGCAGATGCACCCATTGCCACCATACCAGCAGTCTGCTGTCCAGCCATCATTAAGCCCATACCTGCAGTTCCAAGAGCCATGGAGGCTCCGCCAGAGAATCTATTTACCTTTTCTTGGCGGACTAACTTTCGCTGGTTTCTTTCTGCTTTTTCTGTTTGCTTTAATTGCTTTAATGTTCTTCTTTGATCTTCTTTTACTGCATCATCATAGTACTTTGCTTGTGCAGCATTTAATCTTGCTCTACGCTCATTCTCAAGGAATCTTTTTCTTGCAGCCTCAGTTTGTCGTTTTTGAAGTGCTGCCTGTTCTTTTTGTTTTGCTGCTTCAGTTCTTGCTGCCTTTTCTGATGCTGCAACGGCTACCTCTTTAGCCCTTATTTCTTTCTTTGCAAGGCTTCTTAATATCTTATCAATTTCAGACTGGCTAACACCTCGTCTACGCAGGTCTACTGCTATGTCTCCCTGACGTCTAGTAGGATTAGTAATTCCTCCGCCACGTAAAGTACTATCTCCACCCTCAAAACCAGGAAGCATTCTAAGTCTTGCAGCCTGTGATGCAGTTGCAATTGCTTGACCACGTCCCTTTCTAACAACTACATTATCAGAAGTGCGCTTGCCTCTTTCATCCACACCAACTGTTCCCTTTGGCATAGGAGAACTGTTACTGCTATTAATCTTTTCCTTAGCAGTCAAATCTCTGTTAACAAGGCTTTCACCTCTTTTTGCAGCAACAAGTACTTCGTCTGCTGATTTAGCAGCAAGGTTCATTACGTTACCTGGCTGGAATTGCGGATCTGATAATAATGTGAGTAGCATTTTTGGTGTTCTTAAGTCTGCTGGCAAATACTTACCTGCTACCTTGCCACCATTTGCCTTATAGTCTATAACAAGTTGATCTAGTTGTGCTGCCTTAGCAAGCAACATTCTTTCTTGTGGATTTCTTGGATGGCTTCCTCTTGCCATAAATTCTGCTGCTTTTCTATATTCTCTTTTTTCTATTTCTGATAAACCAAGTACATTGTCTTTGTTAAAGATGTCGAGTATGTTTAATCCTCTTCTCTTTGCATTCATGTAGTTGTTTAAGATTCTGGCGTCATATAATGCCTCGCCAGTTTTCATCTTTAGTGCGCCTTGGCGACCTGTAACTTCTTGCTTTATATGTGAAAGATTTTCTTTTAATAAACCTCTAACTTCGTCTGGAGTATATCCAGCAGCCAACATGGCTCTTCCTGTTTTGGTTGTAAGAGGATTACCGATTCTTGCATTATATTCTTGAATTTCTTTTGTGGCAAATGGCTTTACGATATTTGATATATTTGCCTTTCCACCACCAGCCTGCTTTCCAGTTGATCTTAATGCTGTTACAAAAGGCTCAATGCTTGCAAATCTTCCCTGGAACTTTCCTCCAGAAACAAGTCTGCCCTTCTCGTTTGGAATAACTCCCATTCGATACAACATCATGTCTGTAACTTGCTTTGCTGATCTAGAATATTTTGCTCTTCCATCTGGATCTGCTAAAAATGCATCTAGGTCTTGCTTGTGAATATATCTTACTTCACCATTTACCATGACTGGGTGCATCTTGCTAAGTTCATTCATAAACTGTGTTTGTCTTGGAGAAGTGAAGTTTTGCTCTCTGCCAGATGGTGGTACTGCTGCTACACCACCATTCCATGCTGCTTCGATAACTGCTCTTCTTTGAGGATCAACCTTACCTAGTTCTCTGATAAAATCATTATTTGCAGTTCTCTTTAGGTCTTCTATTAAAGTTTTTTCTTGTGTGCCTGGTGGAAGGAGATACTTTCTAAGTTGTTCTTCTGCAAGTGAATTTGTTGCACCTGGATCTATTCCTTCAAGTGCTTTTACAACTCCACTTCCTGCACGAGCATGAACAGATTGAAGTTGTGACCAATCTGTTTTTGCGCCATCCTTAAGTCTCTTAAGCATGTCATTATAAACAACTTGCTCGTCTGGTGTTAAATCCCAAGACTTAAGTACTCTTTCTAATCTTGGAATAGATTTATTTATCTCTGCTTTTATAGCAGCATCATATTGTGCTGGTGTCATACTTGCAGCAAGGCCTGAAGTTTCTTGTGCAAAGAACTTTTTTGCACCACCCTTTACACCTAGTAAGTTGATAAGCGCTTGTTGTTCCATGCTTGGCAATCCCTTAGAGAAATCTCTAAAGCCAGACGCTCTATCAAATACTCCAGCAGTTCCAACATCTGCTAAAACATTTCCAGAAAGATTTGCCTTTTGTAAATCTTTGTCACCTCTTAGTGTTGATGCAACAAGTTGCTTTATCATGTCAGACTGAGAGAACTTGCCGTCCATTGCTGCGATTCTTGGATCATATGGAGACTCAATAACAATAAACTTTCTTTGACCTGAAGGATCTGTTGGATCAATCATAGTCTTGATAGTTTGTTTTGGAGATACCAAACCATGAACTTCTCTAGCAATCTGAGTAGCACGAACTTCTGCTAATGCTGTCTTCTCATCTATTGTTGGTTTTACTACTACGATCTTTCCATTAGGCTTTCTGTATACCCCGCCAACTCCACGTACTGGGAAACTTCTTCCAGAGAATGGCTGTAGCAATGTACCAAAATCAGTAGGAGCAACATCTCCGTATTTTCCGTCTTTTACGTTCTTTGCTATTCTGTCTACTATCTCTCTAGATTGTGATGCCTCTTTAGCAGACTTAGGCATACCAACAAAAACAGCACCTGACTGGCTCTCTGGATGTGGCTCATTGTATCCTTGACGAGCATCATCTCTTCTTCTGTTTCTTGCTTGTTGTGCTTTTCTAACTGCTTCTGGTCCTGCAGAAAGTGGTATTCCTCTACCTGGTCCACCTGGAAGTCTTCCAGCCATAAAGCCTGGAACCTTATCCTGGAACATTGCAGTAATCAAACCTCTATATTTATCTGTAGTCTCTGTAGGTATAACTGCTTCTCCTGGAGAAAGCATTGCTGGAACAACATCTCCTGCACCCTTTGGACCTGGCACAGAAATAATTCCATCCTTATACTTTCTTGCTGGTGGTAATTTGGCTGCTGCACGTTTTGCTCCACCAACACCTCCAGCAAACAGTGCTGGGTTTTGTGCTGCCATAGACCTCATCTGAGAACTTAATGAGGCATATGCTGATGCTAATTGCATTGCTGCTGTCTTTTCAATATTAAATATTTCTACTAATCTGGTATGTGTGTTGTGTAGTGCTTGTCCTGCTGCTTGCTGCTCTAATTGTTCTTGCGTTACATAATTAAATCCTGCACCCAAAACATTTGTTTGACCATTTAACTTTGCGATTCCGCCTCTTATTGTTGCAAAAAGTTTAATAAGGTTTGCCAAACCATTGGCTAAAAGACCGAATGTCATTAGAACTACTGGACCTATACCAGCAACAACTGCAACTATAGCGGTTATTACTTTTTTGGTTTGATCGCTAAGTCCATTAAACTTTTCAAACAAACTTCCAAAAAATTTTACTATTGGCGTTACTGCTTCAAGGAATGCCTTGCCAAGTGGCATAATGTCTTGCTTGAATTGTTCTAAAGCAGCCTGGAACTTAACGCCGACAGACTCCTCTATCTTCTTCATTTCTCGTTCAGATAGAATTGCTAACTCTTCAACAGATGCTCCAGTTAACTGGAATGCTCTTGCAGCCTGGGTTCCGTCCTTAGATACATTCTGGAATAATGTAGACAAACGAGCAAACTGGAATTTACCAAACAATTGTTCAATAGCACGAGCACGATTAAGTGGGTCTAGTTCATCTAGTGCTCTAGCAAACCCTACAACAGTTCCCTTGATATCTCCCTTGTTTGCTTCAACAAGTCCTTTAAGGTTAATTCCCATTCCACCAAGGAACTTGGCTGCTTTTTCGCTAGGGTTAATTAATGACGCAAGACCAGACTTAAGTGCGTTGGCACCTTCTGACGCATTGATACCGCCTTCCTTCATAGCAGTCAAGAAGAATGCAAGATCTTCTACGTTACCGCCAAGTTGCTTGATAACTGGTGCAGCCTTTGGAATTGCAATAGTTAAATCTTCAATAGAAAGAACAGTTTGGTTTTCTACTGCGTTTAGGAAGTTAATTTTTTCTGCTAATTGATCGCTTGATAAGCCAAAAGCATTTTGTAAAGATATTGTTGTTTCAAGTGCTTGCTGCTGCTCTACTTGTCCAAGTACCGCCAACTTAGTTGCAGTTTCTACCTGTCTAGTTAGATCTGCTCCCTTAAAGCCTGCTGCTGCTGCAGTTGCAGCCATATCCATAGTTTCAGTTACAGCAACGCCAAACTTTGTGTATTCGGTTGCAAGTTTTCTAATATTTTCTACTGCTGCATCAACTTCTGCATCATTAGTAAATGCATCACCATAAACACGTCTAAACTTAACTATAGATTCTTCTAATTCTCTAAATGCTTTAGATGCATATCCACCAAGCATGGTTAATGGTATTGTCAAACCAACCATCAACTGACGACCAGCCCACTGTGTATTCTTACCAAAATTTAAAAGTTGTGTTGAACCCTGTTTTAATAACTGGTTTAAGAACTGTTGTCTTTGGGCAGCATATTGAATTCTAGTTCCAAGTTCTGTAAACTGACCGTTTGCCATTGCCAGTTGTCTTGGCATAACACGCATAGCATCAATAAAGCCACCTTGGGCTTTGGCCATTTGTATGTATTGAGCCTGTAATGCTTTTACTCTATCTCTACGAGCACGGTTTATAATTTCACGTTCTTGAGAAAAGGCTTTACTTAATGTTCTTGTGTTGGCTGTAGCAGCAGCCATACTGTATCTATAATATTCTTTAAGAGATAATTTATTTTTTTCTAAGGCAGTAGTAAATGCCATAGTGCTAGATGCAACTTTGCCTTGGCTTACTGCAAACTTACCAGTGGCACCTATTGCCTGAACTAGTTGAGCATTTAAACCTTTTTGTGCATTTGCAGCAGCCAGGTTTCCCTCAGCAAGTTGTTGGTGAAACCTACTGAGGCCTGCCTGTAATCTACGTAATTCTGCTAAGGCGTCGGCAGTGTTAAAATTAATATTAATATTAGAATTTACATCTGCCAATTCCTTAACACCTCTTTATTTATTTATTTTACTAAGCCAGATACAACTGAGGCATCGGCATTCTGGAAACCAGATGCTGCATCAATTATTTGATAAACTGTAGGAAGATCTAGAAGTTCCTCTAGTTGATCTCTGTCTTCTGCCAATTCTGGCTTGTATTGTTTCATTGCAATTTGAACACAGTCCATTAAAATATCCATTGACTTTTCGTTATCTTCCGCTACTGAAGTTAGTTCAGCGAACTTTAGCATGAATGGTCTTAAAAGAGATAACTTTAATGCTCTTACTGGAATCTCTGTATTATCGATTAATGTAATTGATTTCTTGTTTTCTTTAGGCTTTTCGGCCATTTTTCCTCCTTAAGGTATTGAATAAATTATACCATAGTACGGCTTTTATTTTTGTGTAAGATCCTCGTAATCTAAACCCATTCCAATACCAAACCCAGCCTTCTGTGCATTGTATCCTTGTAGTGCAGTAATATCGTTAGGGTCATTTGCCTTACCTTTACTGAATACCCTGGCCTTCATCTCTTCCCAGGCATTGCTGTTATTGTTGTTTGCTTTATCTAAGTCTACCCCCTGCATAGCAGCCAAAAACTTCTTCTGGGAATAATCTAAGTCTCTTTTTATTTTTAATGTCGCTATTATTTCTGGCATAGACATTGAAGACTCTAACTCTTCATAATCTTTCCAAATGCCAAGAAGGAATACCTCTGACTCTAATTCTGCTAAGTCCAAGTCATCCCATGTAGACCCGCTTTCGGTTGCCTGCTTCTTGACAGTCTCTTCTGCCTTTTCGTTAATCTTAATTCCAGCAGCAAAGTCTAATATTTTATAAATAGTTGGCATATCTATATTGTCTTCTAATTCTTCTTGTGTTTTTATTAGTGGGTAGTATTGTCTCATTGCTATAACAGTACATTTTGCCAAAGCGTCTATTGCCTCGTCGTCGTTGGTTGCAAGTTTAACATTTTCAAACTCATCTAAAAATAGTTTTAAGAACTTTATTTTTAATGGGGTAATATATAGTTCTGTTCCATCTATCAGTTCTACAACGCAACTTTTATATATTTCGGTAGGCATTCATCTATTATAGCAAACAGAAAAGCCCAGCCTTTTGGGCTGGGCTAATCTTATATTAAGTTGTATTATGCTGGGATTGTACGATCTACGATCTTACCGTAAGAACCGTTGTCATTTGGAAGCAAACGGAATGAGACTTCAAACATTGTTGCCTCATCACGCTTTGCGCCTACTGTTACGCTCTCAATTGAGAGTGCACGGTATGCAACGTAAACTCTTTCGATCTGATCAGATGCTGCACAGTCACCTGTTCCTGGACCAACTGCTACCAAACCACGCTCAACTGGACATTCTCCAATGTCACCTGCTGAAAGGTTAAGTGTTGGGTTTCCTGAAACTGTTGTTAGATTCTCATCCTTGCTTGCGAGAGCAAAAAGAAGATTCTCTAGTGTTGATTCTGCGAATGTAGTATTTAGGTTTACTTGCATGCCTTGCTTGAACAACTTAGCAACGTCAAGAACCTGGTCTACTGAAACTTCACCGAAATCTGGCTGGAACTGTAGTTCCAAACCATTCATTGTGTAACCTACGTTACGGAACCCTTCCTCATCGGAAAGAGTTGTCTTGTAGGACACACCTGCAGAGTATCCTGGAAGGACTCCTGCTTCTGGTAGAACACCATCTTCGTATGTGAAGAGTGCTGCTGCACCAACGATGATATTATTGCTAGTACCACGTGTATATGCCATGTATTTCACCTCTTTATTTGTCTAGAATTAAAAGGCGTGTTTCCTCGCTAACAATTATACAGCCTTTTTATGAGTTTACTGAGTCTATGATATCCTGCATTTGATGGTAATCGTAATCGATAATGATCTTATTCCCCGCATAAGTTCGGGCTGTTCCGAAATCGATTATATCCCGTGCCTCTTCTAATTGATATATTTTAAAATCATGAAAGTAGAACTTACAGTTCATGCCACCTATTGCACCCTTTGCCTTAGCCCATGCATTAATATCTTGAGCCGTTTCGTCGCCACGGTCCATAAGCCTTAATACTGCTTCTTGAACTTGAACCATAACTATGTCAGATCCTTCTTGTAATCCATAAAAATAATATAAAACCTGCTCACATTTAATATGTGGAAAAGGCCCTCTACGCATTCTTTTCATGCGATCCCATGTTGCAGCAACGCCAGCCGTACCCACATTTTCTCCATTTAACTCTATCCACCTTTCTGTTAAGTCCTCTATGTTAAAAGGTCTTGGTGGAAAAAATGGAACTCCAATGCTTAAAAGTTCTCCAAGTTTTTCTTGCAAGTATGTATTAATCCATAACACTGGTGTATTTAGTGGTGATATTGATCCTGTCATCTAATTGCCCCCGCATTTGCTACCCATTGATATCCAGCCTTAAGTCCAACAGATCTACCGCCACGCTTTCCTGCATTTAGATTTTTTGAATAAACCTTTGGATATTTAAAGTATTGTTTAAGACCACTTGACTCTAAGAATGACTGCCTAAAGTAAACACCAAAAAAATTAGAGATAACATTTTTAAATTGTCCCTCTGTCTGTCCTCCAGGATTTTCAACCCTAACTTCTCTTGAAGTAAATATTTCTTCTCCGTTTATTTCAAACCTTAATGCCTGTGCTTTTGTTGGTTTAATTGTCACGCCAATACCTTTTTCCATAACTTCTGCTTTATTATAAAATGGAACATTAGAACCATTTTTAATTGATGTAGATTGTTTTAATGATGACCTGAATGTTAAACCAATATTACTAATTGTAAAGTCAATGTCAAATAATCTTGCTTCTGGACTTCCAGTTTTGTGCCATTCGTATACGTGATGTAATAACTCTGGAGATACTCTTGCATTAGCATCTACAAACTGTCCTGCTAATTCTGATATTTGTGGTCCTAGTGCTGCATACATAGCCTTCTTACCACGACCAATTCCATCGATGAAACCAATTGAATAATTCATTATATTATTCATCTCTTTTTCAAACTGTCTACTATTAAACTTTATTCTTAACATTAAACATCTACCGCCTGATTTTCAGATCTACGAATAATTAATTTATAATATTCTGTATTTCCGAAAGGTCCTGTAAACGGATCCTGTGTTGCTATTTCAAATATTGTGGACTTACCTGCACGAGGACCTGAAGTTTCTGTGTATATCTCATTACAATTTTTGTCACGAATGTTTGTAATAATAACATTGGTAATTGAGTTACGAGCCTCTAAACTTGAAACTCTAATGTCAGTTTTAGCACGTCCAAGTAGTATCTTATCCTGTGTAATATTAATGTTTGGCATTACTTCTTCTTTAAATGCTGTACCTGCTGGAGCAAAGGAACATGCTATTGTTCGATCTAAAATCCAAGTCTTTTTAACTTCTCCGTAAATACCCTGTTCAACTATTGGATGATAAACATCTGCTTGCATTGGAAATGCGAAGTCTGGAGTTTCGCATATTACCATTATAGAACCCCGACGAACTCAATCGGTTTACGATACTTATCTAATATCTTATCGACTAATAAATTCCCAGTGCCGTCAAATACAGCCTTATCAAACTGAATTCTAAATTGGTCTGTATTGTACGAACCAATATATCTCTTGTAATAATCTAACTTTCCACAATCAATATCGTGTATTAATAACTCTGTTGCTCTTACTATATCTGATGGAACCTTATGATATCCAACTTCTAGTTCGATCTTATAATCCCAACCTCTTGGGAAACCTCGTTCTGAAAAAAGAAAATCTAAATAATCTGTAGGTGATCCAGGATAAAGGATTGGGTTTGATTCATTACGATTAACCAAATCTGGATACGTTGTTGTAACGGCAGATCCATCAGAAGTTATTTCAAACACAAAGGTAGAGTTTTCTACATCATCTGCATCATAAACTAAAACATTGTTTTCATAAACCTTTAAAATCTTTTTTGCATTTACCCAAATAGGAATATAATCTAATCCCAAACCAGTTGTCTCGATTGTCTTTTTTGTAAAATAGAAATCTACATCACAAACCGAATCTATTATTGCTCTTGCTAATTCTTCGTTCTTTCTGTATGCTTGTATTTCTGTAGCAGTTGATCCATTGTCGTTTGGGTTTGAGTATGGTCTTACTACGTCTACATATGTATCCTCTCCGTCTACCGTGATTTTATACTGAGTATCATATTTTGAGGATAATGGGATGGTTACTTTGCCTGATGCATCAGATGTAACTTCACCCGTTGTTTCTAAAGAGTCCGCCATATCGGTAATAGCGTATTCATACTCTGTAGTTGCTAAAGCAACATCAAGCGTAACGCTTAAATTATATGGCGGAACTCTTAGAACTTCCATTTAGTTGCCAAACTCCTTGGCTACTTCTTCTGGTGTAGCAAGTCTGACATGGCTACGTGTTAACCATTTTTCAGCCTGCTCTGGTGTAACGATGTTGTATCCACGATATACCTTGCCAACTGAACTCCAACTTACATTCTTTGTAGAGTAAATTGCTACTGTCTTTTTTGACTTCGTTGGAGAAGCATTAACAGCCTGCTTGACTGGACGTGGTGTTTCAGCAACACCGATAACGCCATTTTCTATTGATCCTACAGCCTGAACTGTATCACTTGAAGATGCGCTAAGATCTGCTGTTGTAATAGCATCAGAAGACTCTGGTACTTCAGAAACTGATGCCTCAACATTATTTTCTTGAGCAACCGCCTCAACATTGGTTGATGGCTGATCGTTTTCTAACTTATACTTTTCCCAAGCGTTTAGTTCCTGGGGTTGTTCTGCATTATTGTTTTCTTCCATTATTTACCTCCTTGTGACTATTATAACAGAATAATAAAAAGTTAAGAGGGGGAGGAGAATTAACCCCTTCCCCCTCTCAAAGGTTACTGCTTACAGATTATGCATCTGCTGCAGAGTCTGCCCATGCGATTGCATCTTCTTCTTCCCATTGGATACCGAAGCGAACGAATACAGTATATTCAATTGTATCCTTCTTCGCAACGTATTCACGGTTTACGATGATATCACGCTGGAAGCCCCATACACGGTTCTGTGGGAATGTCAAGTCGACATAACCTGCAGGGTAGTAAGGAACTTCTTGGACATCGATACCTAGAACACGAGTTGTACGTGCTCCACCGAATGTCTGACCAGCACCGTCTAAGTAAGACTGTGTGTTGGCGTATGTATTACCATTCTTGCCAAGTGCTTCAGCGATAGCATCTGAAAGAGTACCGTTATTCTTAACGATACCTGCGAATGCATCTGTACCTACATAGAACTTAAGGTTATTCTTAAGTGCACGGTACTTGCGTGGCATAGCGAGAATGATGTCCTGCATTACTGCAGGTGTCCAAGCATTGTCAGCAACAGTGATTGCTGCTTCATGCGAGTCTCCATTGTCCTTGTGCTTCTTGATGAAGCCAGGCATAATAGAAAGGAATGGCGCTGTTGCACCATCACCGTTGATAGCAAGATCTTCAATGTCATTTGCGAATGCATTTGTCATCAAGCGAACTAGATGATCTTCTAATGCACCACCCTCGACATTGTCTTCTAGTGCTTCAGCAGATACTTCCCAATCTAGACGAATCTTCTTGGTTGTAAGTTCTACCTTTGAGAATGTAGCACCAGTGTTTGTATAGTTTCCAACTGCTTGAGCAGCAGCACGAATTACACGCTCACCGACGTTGATCTTCTCTAATTCCATGGTGTTTGCTCTCATCGTCACACGACGACCATCTTGAGCGAGAACTGTAGCATCCCAAACGTAGTCAATAAAACGACGTGCCTGTTCAGGGCGTAGGATTCCGCTTGCAGCATCACCCGAAGGGTTTACGGCATTAGGACCAGTGGTAACACCAAGGTTAGCGTTAGGAATATTTCCTAGTGCGCCACCATCAGTATAATTGCCAGGGATGTTTGATCCTGCTTCAGAACCTGATGCAAATGCACCTTGTCCTTGATATAAACCTGGTGTTGTTCCACCGAGTTCGCCTGATTCTCCTGGCTGGTTTTTCTTAATTTCTTCCGACATATTGTCACCTCCTAAGTGATTCTGCTTATTAATTACTAAATAAGTCGGCTGTTTTGAGGAAACGTCCGCCCCATAGGGATTTTTCAACCATTTCTGGTTGATCCTGTACGATCTCGCCTAGATCGCCAGACTTTCGGAAAGCAGTGTCTGCTTCTACTGCGTCTACTCTCTTTCCAAACTTGTCAACATGTTCAACTGTTGCAGCAATGTCTTTGGCGACTGCATCAAGTGAACTCTTTACTGCTGCTGTATCGACCTTTGTGGACTTAAGCATTTCTACTTCTGCCTGCAAAGACTTTACAGTTTCAACTAAATCGCTAAAGGCTGATGTAATTGTATTCTTGATTTCTGCAACTGCTTCAACAATTGCTTCATCTGACTTAGATACTTCTGCTGCAACTTCTGCTGCTGGTGCTTCAACTGATTCTTCAGCCTTTGCAACTTCTTCTGTTGGAGTCTCTTCAGACTTTTCAACAGTATCTTCTGCTACTGCAACCTCTTCAGATTTTTCAGTAACTTCTGCAACAGGAGTTTCAACTACGGCATCTGCCTCTGGAGCGATTTCTTCTGACTTAGTAACTTCGGTTTCTTCAACCTTTGTCTTTTTTGCCATAGGATTATCCTCCTTCTTAATCTTAGCATCAATGCCTTTAGCACTATCTACTAAGAATTTGACTATATCCATTTTTTCATTATCCGTTTTTTCAACGAACCCTATATTCTTCATTTCATTTCCGTTAACTGGACTTGTTACAGATTCTTCTTCTGACACCATAACCAAACCAGACTCTTCATCATAAAAAACATTTTCTAATGAAACATCTTGCCCCTTAACAACATCTACTCCATCTACCTTTTCAACTTGCATAATGTTTGCAAACTGATTTGCTGGAGAATCAACTAACGATAACTCAACAAGATCATAATCTTTAATAATTCTAATTGTGGAATCTGACTTTTCATCGTAACCGTCATCCCACTTATTCATACGACCACCAATAGAAAATCCTGTTAGTGTACCGTCCAAAACTTTTTCCCATGTATCTTGTGCACCCTTTGATACATATGCTGAAACAAAAACACCAGAATAAAACTTTTTAGATTCTGGATCAAAGTATCTATCTTCTTTAAAATTAACCATCTTGCCAACTGCTAGTGGCTGATGCATCTCACGAATGTTTCCACGAAACTTTGAGAATGCTTTCATTGATGCTTCTGCTGTTACAATATCGCCTTGCTTATCAACGTTATCAAGAGATGCAAAACCAGAGACGATACGTCTCTCCTTATCAACCTTCGCAAATGGAAGGGAAAGTCTTACTGAGTCGCCAGTGGTATCCCAATGGGCTTTAGATATAGTCATACTAGAATATATTATAGAGCCTTTTTTTGCAATATCTCAATTACTGAGATGATCGCCCTTCACCCTTTGGATTTCTTCCACTAATTGTGGCTGACCCATCGGACTGGTTATTTGTTCTTTCCCCATCCCGTGCTCTATCAGCATTATCGTTTGCTGCTTGTTCTGGTTTAGGATTGAACGGCTCGTCCCCTCCTTCCCTTTGAGGAAGTCCTAATGCAGATCTTGCTTCGTTTGGAAGCATTACCTGAGTCTTTACATATCTTTCTAAAATCTGAGACTGAGCAATTTCATCTGTAAGGGTTAGTTCCTTAAACTTAAGAACTAAAATATCAGTCTTTTCTTTAATTATTTTATTAATAATTTTTTCAATTTCTCTTTGTGCTGGTCTTGATACCTGCTCTTTAAAGGTACGGTCTTGAGCAAGTGCTGCTGCGATTGAACCTGCATCTCCGCCACCTATCTTTGATAGTGGTACTTGGTGTGCAATTAAAACATCATCACGATTTTGCTTTCTATACCTTTCAAATGAACCTTCTTGGACACCGTTTTCAATTGGTTCCA